TTACTATCTCTTTTGTTTCGATTGCTTTTCGCTGTTATAGAGTAAGTCGTTGTTGACCATGTCGGTTTATTTAGTATTCCAGACCAGCGGTTTATTAGAGTTGTGTCCTGAAATTCTACAATCAAAATGCGTTGTCCCGCAAGATTAATACCTCTATCATCTAATTCCAGGTAAAACTTTTCAGTGTTTCTTATCTTTACAGATGCAGATCCCGGCTTGGAAGTGTTTCCTCCCCTGCGTAAATCTATAGACCGAGACCACCGACCAATCCCTTTCTTGACAAGCATGCTGTCACACCAACCGCTCAACCCTGTTATTTCGTTTTGTATCCAGCGCAATTCGGAGTTTCCAACAACTTTACCACTATTAGCAACTGTGTAGGCGTTTGTAAACAATTTACTCATATACAAAACATTTGCTATAACACCGACAATTCTATTGCTTTCTCCATTTGACGAATCAGAAACATGTATCAAGTCGCCAACATTAAAAACGCTTGCATCTGCCACGGTTGCGGTATTGTCAAGCACTGCAATGTCAGCAGTCAACAAAGAATCTTTGTTATACAAACCAATGGGTTCATATCCAGACACCTGGTTGTCGGCATCATCCAGTATTATTTTTACTCCAAATACAATTTTAGGTGTAGCCACAAAATCTCCTCAATTACGGATTGTAATCAGACACATAAGATAGTTTTGTTTCAATTGTAAACAATGATTTTCTTGAGTGTGTTATTGCAAGGGTGTTTGTTGCCATTTTTACCAAAAAACCAGAGATATTTACTTTGTCTCTACCAAACATATAACCCAATTCAGGCGGCACAACTATGAAGTTTTCTGCCCGTATTGTTTCAGAAATTTCTTTAATAACCCTTGACGCTTTGGGGTTGTCAAGTTCAAAAGTAAACTCAGTCAAATAACTGTCTCCTTCGCTCCCTCTGTCAATCCAGTTGCTACGGCTCCCCTGATCTATTGTGAGATAGTTTGAAAATTTGACCGCCGGAACAAACCAGCCCGAAGGAAACCTGCATTCTCCAACGTTGCCAAAGCTGAAATTTCCCTCTGGTCTGTTTGTTGGAAGTGTGTAGTTTGGGTACACACCGACATTATGCATTGTCAACTCTACTACAAAATAACGGAATGGCACGTCACCAACACGTCCATGGTTCTTTATTTGTAAAGCAACTTCAAAATCACCGACATCTCCTTTGTCCGCACCGAATGGAAAAAAACCACTGTTAGTATTCATTTGCAATACTAAATCAGAAGCTTTGCTGTCGTTTGAGTTAAAATTTACAAAACGGTTAAACAGTGCCAACTCGTTTGCTTCCATATAAACAAGGCAAGTGCATTTTCTTTTGTCATAAATAGCACCGTTATCATAGATAGATATGTGTCCGTTTTCTAATTTTGTTATATCCCACGGAAATACGACTGTGGTTTCATAGTCATATGACGGCATGGATATTTCTATATCATTTACTCCCTTGACAAACTTTATTTTCCCATCTGTTACTGACATATTTACCCCTCAACCTGTGTAAACTGTTGCTTAAAATCGTCTAACAACCCGCCCCTGTCTGCCTCTAACAATACATCACCTATGCTGTTTATTGATTGCGATATACTTTCCGCACCAGCGTCTGTAATATTAGCGTTATCCGGTATTACAAAATTAACCACCACATTGCTGTTATTTGTAGTTTTTCCGTTTCCATTTGCAATTTGAAACAGTTCCGACTGTTGCCCTCTTGTTAAGACCATCTCTCTAGAGTTCATGCGTCCATTTATTTTATCACCTGTCAAGGCATTGCCACCTACTATTCCTCCGTGTGCAAATTTTTGCGATGCAATTTCTTTTACATTTAATGCACCGGTAGCGGCAACCGTTGTGGCGGCTAGTGTACCCAGCACAAGACCTACCGGCCCTGGGATTGTTTGCACCATTCCAGTAAAAGCAGCCTGCGCCCCTTTTATAGTATCTACTATTACTTGACCAATTGCAGTTGTTTTGTATAAAGCGGCATATTTTTTATTCTCTCTTGCCATCATGCGAAATACTGAAATTGTTACTTTGACCAGATCCTTGCCTGCCTTTTTTTTTAATCGGTCTACCTCCGATTCAAAATCTCTATTTTTGTCAAGAGATTTTTGTAACGCTGCGTCTTCAGCGGCAAGTCGTTCTTCCCATTGTAATTTTGCAAAATCAGTTCGCTCTTGTTCTAATTGATTATAAACGTCTATTTGCGACTGTTTGAACTGTTGCGTGCGCCAAGAATCTTCAGCGTCTTTTGCTCTCATTTCTGCAAGCTGTGCATAAACCGCCTGTGCGTTTGTTATTTCTGTACCACCACCACCACCACCACCACCACTACCATCATCATCGGTTACAACCGGTGGTGGTGCAAATTCCATACCCTCTTTACGCAGTGCTACAAGTTTTTCTTTTGCCTGTTCGTATTGCTCTTTTGTAATTAAGGGTTGTTGTGGGGCTATGTAAACAGATATTCGATTGAGTTTTAATTGTTTGTCTGCGTATTCTTTATTTTCCCTGAGTTTTTTTTGGTAATTTTCATATTCTTTTATTAGTTTTTTTTCAAGAATTATCTCATCAACAATTTCAGAAGCTCTTTCTGTCGATGCTTTTTTTTGTCCGCCACTTCCCTTGTTTAGTAGATAGCCCCATGCATCAGCCAGCGACACGAACTCTATAGCCATTTTTAATTGTAATTTTCTCCATTCTGTCAACACCGGGATTAATTCTTTTCCAATCAATTCTTTTGTGTCACTAATCGTATTTTCTACTTGTTGCAATTTTCCCACATCGGTTTTCGCAACCGCTTCAGCCATGCCCCCAAACTTATCTGTCAAAGCAACCACCGCAGAGTCTATCCTGTCAACACTGCCTGCTACTCCTTCTATTTCTATGCCATATCTTGCCATGGAATTCGTGCTGGATGCAACTGATTTTGTTACCATGTCGGCAGCACTTACTAAAGACATTTGTTTTGACGCAGCCAAATCTTGTATTAGTGGCATCAATCTACGGATTTGGTCTTCTTCTTTAATAAATTGACCAATGCGTGCCATTGCCGATATAGTCTCTTCGTCACCATATGTCGTAACCTGTTGTAGTTCAGAAGCGTATTTCATTAATGACGCAGAAGAACGCCCCATAGCAGATGTCAACGCAGCTTCGGCGTTTACTTGTATTTTATAAAGATCAACACCCTCATTAGCTATGGCATTCAACTTGCCCCAAGCTTTTGTCAATGCCATGATTGTCACAGCACCAAGAGCAAACCCCTTAATTGCTGTGGTTAGCTTATTCGCACTTGTACTTGCAGATGTAAAGGAGGTTTTTGCTACGGCTTCGGTTTTTAGTATATCTCTATTTATTTTATTTATCTCTTTAGAGATATGGTTTTCCAGCCGTGCTTCCATTGCCAATATGTCTTTACCCATAACATTACCCCTGTTTTATTTTGTCACAACAAGCCTCATTGTATAACATCTCAAACAATTGTACAGCTTCTGTAAACCTTACAGATGTGTTGTTGTAGCTCGGCATCAATGTGTTAAACGCTTTGCAGTGATCATACAGTTTAAAAAATCCGTATATTGAATTTGAAATGTATTTTACTGGACATCTCCACAATTGATAATACGTGCCTCCACTTTCATACACTAATGTCGGTTTGGTCATTAGTGTCTTTTTTTTGCAGCCCCAAACGCTCTTTAATTTTGGATTTTTGACACACTCAGAACATTTGTATTTGTTGCCAAAAATCCCTGAACGTAAACCAGCTACAATTCTAAAGACAGAGCTTCATCAGATTTCAAAACGCACCTTTCTATTATTGCGTTTACAAGCTCTACTTGTAGATTCGGAGATAAGTGTCTTAAAAAGTCGCTGTCAATCTCGTTGTCGTTTTCTATATGTGGCGTGGGTGGTGGAATGATGTTATTGTTTTCATCTCTAAAGTTTTTACAACTCACAATACCTTTTGATAGTGTTAGCTGGCGGGCTTTCCCAGAAAACAGCTTATAAAAAAAACTGCCGTCTGCTTGCTCAACCCTCGTTGCATTGGTCTGATCTTCTATTTCAGACGATTCTACTCCGTCAATTCCACGTAAAGTAAACACAGTCCAGAACTCTTTAGGAATAAAGTACTTTCCTTTTTTGTTTTTAATTTTAAATACTTTTGGGATGTATTTAAATTCATTGTCTATTGTAAACCCAATCCCACCAGCCGTTTTGAGTAGCATTTGCTGCTCTTCTGTCAACTCAATATCTACAACATTTTTCTTTTTAGACATTCTGTGTCCTCCTATTGTGTTTTGTCCTCTTAAATATTATTGTATGGTGGTTGACAAGAAGAGGACACAACTTGCCAAGGCTATAAGCCACCACCATATTTTTTTATACCTTTGCGCCTTGCAATATCTCAAATTCATCGTTACCAGTAGTGCCACGCTTCAGCTCAAAGTTTTTTGTATTAGTTACGTGCCCTTCACGATCTCCTGGTGTGCCAGCCTTGATATATTGACACGCTGGAGCCGATATTGTAATGTCGCCAACAGTAAAAACCAGTGCGCCAGTTGTATTATTTGTCAATAACCCATAATCATCCTCGGTTGCAATTAGTTCCATATCTGGATCCATCTCCATTGTTGGCTCTCTGTCAACCACCCTAGCGCCACTGTACCCAGTGGGGTTTGAGGGATCTGTCCACAACTCGACAACATTACCCATATCCATTGTCAAGCTGTTTATTGTTTGTACCACACCGCCGACTGATATTGTTGCCGACAACACAGCGTCTGGAGTCACATCACTAACCCCTGTTGGCTCTAAAATGCCTGCGTAATTCCGATCTGTCACCGATACAATATATCCCTTAAACTCAAACTCTAGCTTTATGGGTTCTCCCACAGCACCAACCACCATTTTACAGCTACCCATACACCCTGCACCCTTGACAACACGTTGTTCCGGGCTTGTCCCTTCTGATTTTTCAACAATTTCTATTGTTGCGGGAGTTGCACTGTTTTCACATACTGGAGCATATCCTACCCCAACACCTGCGTACACTGTCTCTAGTAAACCTACAGCCCGCAAGGCTTTGCCGTAGTTTGGAGCTGTTCCAAGGCTCACAGATGTGTACAAATCAATACTAAAACTACAACTAAACGCCCTTTTTCCAGCAACAGATTTGTCTCTAGCATAATAACCTCTTGTCAGTTTCCGGTTTTTCATCGGTATATCAAGATCATACGATACATCATATGCAGCAAGGTTATAGTCCACAGCAACTAACGTTTCTGCTGTATACGGAGTTCCCTCAACCTTAAATCCGATAGTTCTTTTTTGTGTTAAAAATCCCATACGTCCACCTATCTACCCACTTATTCTTGGGTTAGTTAATTGTTGTCTATACCATACAATATATACAATTTCTATTCCGCAACTGTCAACATTTGACTCAATCCCAAACTTTGTACAGCTTTGATAGTAACAGTTAAAACACGTCTTGCTTCCGTCTGCGTCTGGGATGTGGTAATTTATTCCAAAATATGTTTGGATATCTGATAAAATTTTGTTTTGTGCAAGCCCCTGATTATTAGTATCTTTTAAAAAACATGTGATATTTAATCTAAATTCATTATGTAATAATGCTTGGTTCTGGTCTAACTGTATATTGCTAGATGTTTCACAAAATTCCTCATCGTCAACAACATTGCAACATGGATACCTATCCATCTGTTCAAAACTTCTTGACGGGCGGTAGGCTGCCTTCATGTCGTTGTAATATGCGTCATTGTAAACAGTAGTGTTCCCCGATGTTTTATACCTAATTGCGTTGCCACCTGCAATAATGCGGTTGTTTAGTCCGTAAACAGCGGCATTGACAATACGCTCTATTGTTGGTAACGTTGACGGTTGACCCATGTTTTTTATCTCCGGAAAGCGTTGACAATTGCTTTTTTTACTTCTTTGTTTATAATTTTAAACCCGTTTTTTCGGAACGATTTTAAAATATTAGTTCTTTTTGGAATCGTTACACTTTTAGTTTTTATAAACCTGTTGCCAATTTTAAACATTAAATATTTTTTTGTTTTGGGCTTTATTACTCCACCAAATTCATGGATAGCAGCATATATTGCCCGTGTTGCTAATTTAGCAATAAACGATATGCCAGAACCGCTCCCCTTTACATAATAAGACCGTTTCAAATTTCCTGTTGGGGTTTTTAACCCCGGCCGCCCCGACATTTCTTCTTTTTGTATTTTTCCAGAAAATATCTCCATACCTCGCATCATCGCTACGTTAGCCTGTTTTAATGCGTTTTTGTTTTTTTTATTAATGGATTTTGTCAGTTTAGAAATGTTGCTTTTGTATGTGATTGACATTATAACACCGCCAGTCTATAGCTACTCAACAGATCAACAGCTTCTGGTTGCATGTTGTAGCGTGGTTTTTGGTTTGCGCCTCTCCTGATCGTTGTGCCGTCCTTATTTGTCCCTGTGTTTTCATAATCTCTTTTGTGCACTTGTAAAAATCTTATTTCCATTTCGCAAGCTGTAGTTATTTCTGGGTGCGATTCTGCAAGACACTCTGTGGTTTTGCTTGTTAGTACAATAGTTTCTCCAGTTGTCCCTGTTATTGATTCTGTTGTTGACTCTGTAAGAGTTTCCCCATCTTCAAACACACCATACAACACTTCCACTTGTAAAGAGTCTGTGGCAGTTGCTTTGACAATACCAACCGCCATAGATTCACTACCAATCACAAAATTACCCACAGTCATATTTGTAGTATCACCTGTTGCATATGTTGACAACACGCCAGTATAAGCTAAACCGCCAATATAGACGATTTGTAAAGTTTTATAACCGTTGGAAATTTCACCCCAATCTATCACAACCGTTTTACCATCTACACCAATTTTGTAACTCGTGGTTGCTAATTCTATTTCGCCACCTGTAAACAAACCCGTTGAGTCATATTTTACAGATGTTATGCTTATAATCCTTGGAGCGTTAACAAAAAACTGCCTGTTATTATCATTGTCAAAATATTCCACACGAGATTTTATTAACAAATTTCTTTTTAAATACCGCTCAATTTTTTTTGACACAGATGGTATCCACGCAATTATGTCACGCTTATTTTCTGCGCTGTCTTCCAAATTGCCATTTTGTGCACCTGCTAGATATCTTAATAGTCTATCGTAACTTGTCAATAACATCATTACCCCTTGAGTATGAGAGAGGGTGTGGTTTTTATATCACACCCTCCCATATTATCTATGCATGGTTTAAATCAAATACAAGGCTATTTATAGTAGATAGGCGGTTGCTGTGACCCATGATAAAACTTGCTCCAAATACAATTGCATGGGCTGATTGTACCGACTTGACCCAGCAAAATCTTTTGTAATTTTTGCACTTGACGGAACCGCTGTACAGTGCGTTGTCGTTGGCAGGTGTAAATTGTGTAAACACCGCACCTGTCACCGCTGTAGCTGTCGAAGAGTCATTAGTATCAGATTCAACCAATGTCAAATCTAACGTGCCAGATGTTGC